GACTCATAATTTTCATTTAAAAGATTTGTAATACTTACACCAAATTTTATTCCATAATAATCATAACCAATATTTAAATCTAATAAATGTGTTTCAGGCATTGATATTGTTGACCAATTAGAATTATGTACATCCAAATGTTCACCTTTGTATTTGTAGTTTGTGGTTAGTGAAAAGTTATTTTTAAAATCATAATTATGAATAAATCCTAGTGACCAATTAGGACGTCTTAATGTCACCGTATCGTTTGTTTTACTATTAAGATGGCTTGCAAAAAATTTAATATCATTTAGATTATAAGCAAATTCAATACCATCTGTATTTAAATTACCTATATCGTTTTTAAAAACTGTTGTTGAAAAATTATTTTTAGTTAACGTTAATTCCTGTGTTTCACCATACTCGATAGCTGTCCAGGTAGTTTTGTCTTTATAACTTGTAGATGTACTTCCACTTATACTTAATCCATCTTGTATTTCTTTAAAAAATCCTAACTTATGCGTTTCGTGTTCTTCATCAAATCTGTGATGATAGGAAAATATGTCATATGATAAATTAAAAAAATATCCTAAATTATGATGTTGATTGTTTAACGATTCATTGTGTTTATAATCAAATCCAAAACCATAGTTTTCATATTGTTGTGTAGCCTTTAGCGTATAGTTTTGACTTTTATAATAATCATCATCATAGTTCCTATCATATTGGTGTGTATGTAAAGTTAAACTACTGTTTTTGTAATCTAGTCCTGTTTGAAAAGCCTGAAATGTATTATCGGACCATTTATCATTTTGTACAAGTACATTATGTCCATCTAAATCGGTAAACGTATTTCTTGTAAAAAAACTTGTTCTCCAATGTAATAAGTCATACCATTTACTTACGTTTAGTGAAAGAGATTTATTTTCTGTTCCATCCTTTTCATTAGCACCAGAGAGTGCTGATATATTTTTTGATTGATGTTCTCCTGCTGATACGGATATATCAAAGTCATTTATATTAGTATAATAATTTCCACTAATTGTTTTATCGTTATGATTTCCTGAAATATTTAATTTTTTTTCATAGTCAATAGTTGTTCTAAAATTAATTGCACCTCCTACAGCGTCAGCACCCCAATGAGCACCAGATGATCCTTTGTAAACATCTATCTGTTGTACATTGAACATAAAATCTTGTCCAATATCAAATGCACCTGTTGGTGTAGAATAATCATTTATTGGTATACCGTTTAATAAAACTAAAACGTGATTTGAATTAGTGCCTCTAAAAAAAACTGATCCTTGTTGTCCTGTAGGACCTGATTGAGATACTTCTAAGCTTTGAATAAAATTTAAAGTTTTTGCTAAATCTATAAGATTGTATTTTTCTATTTGATTTTTTGTTATAGAAATACTCGGTGTAATTTTATCACCAATTTTGTTAGAATTTGTTATGTTTGATTTAGATATAATAACACAAGGAGTTTCATTTTCCCATTGACAGTCGTTTTCGGCTGCAAATAATATATTACTAAATAAAAATGTTAAAATTATTAAAATTTTGTGCATACTATATAATATCACTTTTTAAAAAAAAGTCAATAGTGTATGTATAAATAGTAGTATGGCAGCTGTAGCAAATTTTACGATAGATCAAGGAACTACTTTCAGTTCAACGGTAACAGTTAAAGATAGTGCGGGAAGTCCGTTAGATTTAACTGGTTATACGGCAACTGCAAAGATGGCTTTGGGTTATGCGAGTACAAGAACACGTACAGATTTAACCATAGAATTTACAGCAGATAGAACGACAGGTGGTATCACTATGTCACTAACTGCAACGCAAACAGCAGCTTTAGAAGCACCTGCAAGATATGTGTTCGATATGGACATAACAGACTCTTCAGGTACAGTAACAAGAGTAATTGAGGGTCTAATGACTGTTAGACCTAACGTATAATAATAAGGAGATATACAACATGAGTAGTGAAGCAATCAACACGACAACAGCACCGACAAGTGCGCCACAAGAAGCAGTATTTACTATAGACGGTAAAGACTATAAAAAAAGTGACTTAAACCCTAAAACTTTTAATTGCATTATTGTAAGACAAGATTTACAAGCAACTAAAATTAAACTATCTTTAGAGTTAGAAAAAGTCGCAATTCTTCAGGCACATTATGACGCTGTAATTGCAAAAGAATTAGGTATAGAGTTAAAGAAACCTGAAACTAATTCTGACGCAACTGCTGACAAAAAATAGTTGAAATTACATAATTGCCTTTGATTTAGTATCTTATTATTATAAATATTGTAATAACAGTATTTAATAAGGGTAAAAATGTCAAACGATATTACTGCTACGTATAGTACAGGTACTAACACCACAGCTACGATTAATAGTAACTCAACTGGACCGAATAACGTATCGGTCACATCACCATCTGTTGCTCAACTCCAAAGTAATGTAAATAAATTTACTGGTTTGAGTGACGTAAATGCCTCAACGCTAGATGATGGTGCAATGATTCAATATGATGATACAACAAAAAAATTTGTAACGAGAACTGAAATAAAAACTGAAAGTGGAAATTTAATATTAAACGGTGGCACATTTTAATAGGGAGAAAAAATGGCAACAATTATAAAGATTAAACGAACCACAGGTGCTGTCGCACCTTCAGGTCTAGAGCAAGGGGAACTTGCCTACGTTTATGATACATCGGCAGCCAGCACAGGCGCTGGTGGTAACGGATTACGACTATTCATAGGTGATCCATCATCAACATCAAATGCAGCAATTCAGATAGGCGGACAATACTATACTCAATTGATGGACCATGCACATGGTACATTAACTGCTTCATCTGGTCTAATAGTAGATTCAAACAAGGCCATAGACGAATTATTAATAGGTAATTCTGCTACAGTTGGTGGTACAATAAAATTCAACGAAGGTACTAATAACGGTGCACATTTTGTAGCATTAAAATCTCCCAATAGTGTTGCAAGTAGTTTAACGTTTACTTTACCTGGTACAGATGGTTCTAATGGTCATATATTAACTACAGACGGTTCTGGTAACCTATCATTTGCTGCCCCAGCTTCAAGTCAATTTACAATTGCTGCTGATATTGGTTCAGATGATACATTTAACACTGGCGAAACTTTAACACTTGCTGGTGGTACTGGTATTGATTCAACAGTATCTAACAACCAAGTTTCATTTGCTATTGATAGCACAGTTGCAACATTAACTGGTAGTCAAATATTAACGAACAAAACTATTAATAGTGATTCAAACACTTTAACAATAGATTTATCAGAAGCTACAGTAACAGGTACTCTTGCAGAATTTAATAGTGCTGTTTCTGACGCAACTTTAGTTTCTACAACAGGTTCAGAAACATTAACTAACAAAACAATTACATCACCAAACGTTTCTGGTTTGGCGATTACTGATAGCTCAATTGTATTTGAAGGTGCAACTGCTGATGATTATGAAACTACATTAACGGTAACAGACCCAACAGCAGATAGAACGATTACGTTCCCGAACGCTACTGGTACAGTTTCATTATTAGATAATACAGAAACATTAACAAACAAAACTTTAACATCACCTAAAATTAATGAAGACGTTGTCTTAACTGCAACAGCAACTGAATTAAATTTACTTGATGGTATTACTGCTATTGCTGATGAAGACAATATGTCAAGTAATAGTGCCACAGCACTTGCAACTCAACAATCAATTAAAGCATATGTTGACTCACAAGTAACGGCACAAGACCTTGACTTTCAAGGTGACTCTGGTGGTGCATTAAACATAGATTTAGATTCTGAAACACTTACAATCGCTGGAGGAACTGGTATTGATACATCTGGTTCTGGTAATACTTTAACAGTTGCGATTGATAGTACAGTTGCTACACTTACAGGATCACAAACTTTAACAAATAAAACATTAACAAGTCCTACATTAACTACACCTAGATTTGCTGACGCAGGCTTTATTGCTGACGCAAGTGGTAATGAACAGATATTATTTCAGCAAACTTCAAATGCTGTCAATGCTGTTGAAATTACAAACTCGGCTACAGGTAATGGTGTAACAATAGGAACTGCTGGTGATGATTCAAACATTGACTTAATACTTGACCCTAAAGGTACTGGTACTGTTGATGTTAATTCAAGTAGAATAACAAACGTAACTGATCCATCTTCAGCACAAGACGCTGCTACAAAAGCATATGTTGATAGTGTTGCAAATGGTTTAGATGTAAAAGCTTCTGTTAAGTATGCTTCAACAGCAAACGTTGCTGGTACATACGATAACGGTGCTGGTACAATAACTGCAGGATCAAATGGCGCATTTTCAATTGACGGTGCAACACCTTCAACAAATGATAGAATTTTATTAAAAAATCAGACAGACGCAACTGAAAATGGTTTATATAGAGTAACAACTGTTGGTGATGGATCAACTGCATACGTATTAACAAGAACACCTGATGGTGATGAGGCAATTGAAATAACAGGTGGTGCTTTTGTATTCGTAGAAGCTGGTAATGCAAATGCTGACAATGGTTATGTATTTACACATAACGGTACTCCAACATTAGGAACAACTGATATAACAGTTGAACAATTCTCTGGTGCTGGTCAAATATCTGCTGGTGACGCTTTAACTAAAACAGGTAATCAGTTAGACGTTGCTGTAGATGACTCTACAATTGAAGTATCTTCAGACGCATTAAGAATTAAAACAACATATTCTGGTCAAACATCAATCACTACTTTAGGTACGATTGCAACTGGTACTTGGCAAGGTACTGTTATTGACGAAGTATATGGTGGTACAGGACAATCTTCTTACACTACTGGTGATATTTTATATGCAAGTGGATCAAACACACTTGCTAAATTAGCACTTGGTAATAATGGAAAAATTTTACAATCAAACGGTAGTAACGTAACATACGGCGACATAGACGGCGGAACTTACTAATCGTTTATATAAGAGAGATATATGGCGACAGTTATTAAGTTAAAGACAGGTACAAGTGCTCCTACGACAAGTGATTTGGCGGCACGTGAAGTTGCGATTGATACTTCATCACAAAAGTTTTACATAAACGATAGTGGTACTATTAAAGAAATCGGTGGCGCAGCTGCCTCTGAAGTTTCTACTATAGAATCTTTAACAGACGTAACTATTTCAAGTTTAGGTTCTGCACAAATTCTTGCTTATAATGGTACTGCATGGGTTAATGAATATGACCATGACGCAAAAGGTAGAGTACCATTTATTAAAACAGATGGAACAAGATCACACATTCAAATGACTAATAATAAAGACATGACAACAATAAATGGTTTTTTAGATCACGTTGTCAGTCAATCATTTTATTTGCCTTTTACAAACGCAAGTGGCACAGCAGTAACAACAGTAAGACCAGGACATATGCCTGAGTTATCGGAGATATAATAGATGACAACTAAAACGCCAGTACGAGCAACCTTTTCGGGATCTACGATAACAGGTTTAGCAGAATACCAATCAGGTGAATTTATACCTTTAACACATGGTGGTTTAGGTGCTTCTTTATCTATAGGTTCTGCAGGACAGGTTTTAAAAGTAAATGGTGCTGGTAACGCAATAGAATTTGGTGCTGTTGAGGCAATCATAAACATTGATGGTGCAACAGACTTAACAGGTGCTACACTACAAGCTTCTGACCAGATAATGTTGTCAGATGGTGGTACTGAAGGTAGAGTTACTTTATCACAATTAGATACTTTATTTTCTGGTACAACACAAACACTTACAAATAAAACTTTAACAAGTCCTACAATTAATAATCCAACGATTGCTGGTGGTACTTTTAGTGGTACATTTACAGGTACTATGGATGCAACAGGTATGGTTTTATCTGGTGCAAGTCCTCTAGTATTTGAAGGTGCAACAGATGACGCTGCTGAAACAACATTAGCATTTACTGATCCTACTGTAGATAGAACAATTACTTTTCCTAATGCAACAGGTACAATTGTATTAGAGGCAACTGGTTCAACACTAACTAACAAATCTATTGATTTAGGTAACAATACTATATCAGGTTCTTTAGCAGAATTTAATACTGCTTTACAAGATGATAGTTTTGCTGGATTGGCTGCAACACAAACTTTAACTAATAAAACACTAACAAGTG